CTTTTTTTTCTGTGATATGCTCGCTTAATTGTCCTACAATGGTCACTAGCATATCCCAATCAATCATGCTTTCAATGTAATTTTCTGTGGCTTCTTTTGTTTCGAATTCCATTTTTGACGCGCGATACTTTCCGCATACGATTACGAATTTTTCTTCTTCGTTTACTTTGGTTTTTTCCACTCTGAATAGGTTCATTCCGTTTTTTTTCATAATTTTTACTTATTAAAATTGTTATAAAATTTCGTACTATCCACACTAGTACTTTGCTCTTGATTTTGTTCAAATGTTCCGTTGTTATTTTTTGCGATGCTCATACTCATGGTACAAGCTTGTAAAAATAGGATACTTAACACTGTAGTAATGAATGTAACTACTGCTGTAATTAATTTTTCTTTCTGATGCTTAGTCATAAAAATAAGTATTTATGTTAATAATTTTGTATTTCTTCTTGTTTATTAGTTTCTTGATGGCGTTCATACATTCCCATCTCATTTCCGATTCTAATTCTTTCTGCGATATAATCACTTCGGTTTCTATTGATTTAATTACGCCCGTCTCCTTGTCTGCAACTACTGCTATTGTCTTATTCCTCATATTCGGGACAATGTATTAGATATGTATATCTTTTATTATCTAACGAGTTTGACCTTAGAATTAATGTAAAATCGTAATTTTTTACATCCCATCCTCTTTTCTTATACTCTTCCCCTATAGTTTTTAGACTTCTCTTACAGTCCCTGATTCTTCCTTTATACACTTCCTGTGCATTATTCCAAGAATCTATTCTTAATACGTTGTAAATCTTATTCATATTATTTAATTATATTAATTTCACAATTTCTATACCAATAGTACCCAAACAGTGTTTCAAGTATTTCTGTCTGTTCGCTGCTTAGATTTGGTGACAATGCAAGTAAGTTAAATCTTTTCTTTATTAATTCTTCCTCTTCTTCGTTTAATTCTAAACTGAGAATTAGCTTGTACGATTCCTCTCTTTTACTTTCTACTATTATTTCCTTTTTCATAACTGTAAATTTTTTGTTCGTTAATGGTGTTTATTTCTTTCTCACACCACAAAGATAATGCAAAAATATAAGCCAACCAAATAAATGACTGACTTTAACATTTCTTTAACACTTCCCCATCAGCATTGCTAATAAAAAATGAGAGAAGGGGTCGGTTTGGTTCTTTGCCGAGACAAAGAACATCCTGATGCTATTACACGTCTCGACTGGGTCGAGCGTGCCTGAGTGACGAGCTGGGAGAGCGAGGAACGGCCGAACGAAGTGAGGAGAGTAATGAGTTGCGAAGCAACACCTTCATGTGTAGCGAGAACCTCGAGAACCTCGAGAACCTCGAGAACCTCGAGACCTTCGTACCTCAGAATGGACAGTAGCCAATTTCGTAGTTGTTAATTCTTTCTGCTGTTTGCCTGTCGATATATTCATTCATATTTCTCCGTTTCCTATACATGCTTCTCTGTTTTTCTAGTCTTCGCCAATACTGTTTTTCTTTCCATAACGCTATATTATCCCCGTGTATTTGTTTTGCTTGCTCTCTGTAGTAGCTTAGAAGATTCTTGTATTCATCTGAATCTATTTTGCAGACTTCTCCCATTACCCATGTATCACCTTTATCTAGTTTTTGCAACCAAAGTAATTCTTTTTCTTCCTCGCTGTAAATCTTATCCCTGTAGTATCTTGGCATCATTGCTCGCGTTCCATTTTTAAACACGTAATATTCTCTTGTATTCTTTCCGTTGTACTTGTTAAATTTCCAATCACCTCGTTCGAAGTATTGTTTTCCCATGCCTGCGCTAGTTAATACTTTTCCTGTAAATTCTCTATTGTTTAAGTCGTCTTTTAACATATACTTACTGATATAGTTAATTGTTTTTTCATTTACAAAGTTTCCAATAAATACATACCCGTATTTCCACTTTTCGATCGCTAATTCCGCTGCTTGATTTCCGAAGAATATCCCGTGCAAATGTATTCTTCCTCTGTCTTCACCTAGTTCTGTTACACACCAATGTCTTAATGATTTTCCTGTTTTCTTCCTGCATCGTTCTAGAAATTTTCTTAGCGCTAGTGTTGCTATATTGTTTTCATTTCCCTTGACCGATTTTACTTCTAGTTCATTTTTCAACATCTCTAAATTTTCGTTATCAATAGTCAACGTCACAAAATAACTCTTGCTGTGCCTGATTTCTTCCGCTAGTCTGATTCTCCATTCCCTAGCCTTCTTCTTCCTGCACTCGTAGCATTTCCCGCATGCTACCGGCACATAATTTAATCTTGCATCATGAGGAGAGGGTTTGTAATACCCTCTCTTCTTAGATGTTCTGTATTTTGGATTTGGTATTAATCTTGGATATAGACACATATTACTTAATTATTGCTGTTCCTACTATTTGACCGATTTTTTGCACACTCTCTAAACTTCTTAGGATTATATCTGCTATTGTTCTTGTTTGTTCTAGGCTGATTTTCTTTCCCTCGAACATGTTTTCTTGTCCCCATTGCTTAACCTGTTCTTCGATTTGTTTTCTGACATTTTCCCGTTGTCCTTCCCAATTCTCAGCTTGTTTTGACCATAATTGTAATTGTCCTTCAATGGTTTTTATGTTTTCATTTGAGAACTTTGCGTTTGCTTCTGCTGCTATCGCTTGAGCTGTATTCAGGTATATGTGAGAATCTATACTTCTTTGTAGTGAATTTTTGATAATTTTCTTTTGGTCATTATCTAGTCCTACTCCTTCGATTTCGGCAACCATCTTGTCAACTTCCTTAAACAATACATGCTGCTGTATTGCTAACACCTTCCGTTCTTCGTCTGTTTTGGCTGCTGCTGCATCTGTTAATAGCTTGCTTGCCTTGAGTGCTTCTTCATGTGCCTTGCCTATGTAATATTGCTGTTTTTCTGAAGGAATCTTGGCTATAATTTCATCGATTCTTGCCTCACTCTCCGCAATATCCTGTCTTACTTTATCCGTGTCTGCCCCCTTGGTCTTGTTCGCGTCTGCATATGCCTTGGCTGCTTCTGCGTTCATCAGGTTCGTTTGTGCCTTGATTTGGCTTAACTGTAGACCCATGCCTACTGCTTGCGCTTGCGATAGTCCGACACCGCTTCCGCTTGCTCCTCCTGTACTTCCTGTTCCTGCTCCGCCACTTCCTGCGCTTCCGTACATTAATGCAGGGTTTAATCCTGCGTCTTTTAATCTTTGTTTTTGATTTTTTGCCGAGTTATACTCTGCTGTCATTCCGAAGTATTCGTTTTGGCGTTCTTGGTTTCTCTGTGCCATTTCTTCGTTAAGCTTCGCTTGGTAATCCATGTTTTCCAATTCATACCCGTGCTGTTTATTCATGATTTCTAATTGGTCCTTCTTCGATAACCCCTTATCTCCGAATATCCCGCTTACAAAACTCCCTATCCCGCTTGCTAGTCCGCCTGTGGCTGCATCGCCAATCATTCCTAACGCATTTTTTATAAATCCCATAATAATAAGTTTTTACATTGTTTTCGCTCTTTATTAAAGAGCCTTACATTATAACTTGATAATATATGCTACGTGCGTACCACCCTCTTTTAAGAGGATTCCGCGGTAAACTTATTGGACAATCTATGCCGTGCGTCCCCGCGGAATCTTTGGTTTTAATGGTCGTGCATTTTACACGTATGAACTTGTTTCACTAAAGTGGTGACATGCTAATTGAGTTCATTTTTTGAATCAATTGCACCGTTGGCTACGGCTTTTTTCGCTTCTTCGTCAATATTCTTCTTCGCTTCTCGCATACCGCCTAACTCTGAAATCTTGCCTCTTGTTTGGTTAACTTTCTCCATTGCGTCTAAGGCAATATCCCACTTATCTGTTCGGATGTCGTATGCTGCTATTACTCCATCTTTCCTTGCTGTGTAGATTAATGGTGCGCTATCCCCGATAGGTTCATTATTTTGCGTCATTCTGTCAATTTTTAACTCAATTCTCTCGCCTTCTACTAGTGCTGTTCCTAGTTTGCTTCTGTAATTAATTCCTATTTTTTTCATTTCATAAAGTATTAAAGTGTTGGCATTATCTTAGCACTCATTACAATACGTGCCTCAATATCAAATCCGATCTGTACCCAAAAGTTCATACTCTGTAAGTCTGTATCTGCGAATACATAGTTGTATGCTTGTGGGTCGATATATGTTGAGTTGTTTAGTTCCGGAACATCACCTTTCCACTCTGTTTGGTAGATTCTGTTTAGTACCATAAACGCTTCTGATTCTCCTACTGCAAAATTTCCGTATGTTTTGTTGTAATTCGTCATATAATCAATCCATGCAGGCTGTTTACCTATACTATATTCTCGTAGTACTCCATTTCCGTACACAATCTGTTCTGCATCCATTTTCCATGTAAGCAAGTCTTGAAAACCGATTTGGTCGAGTTGTGGTTTATGGATTTGGTCGAGATTGTCTAACATTATATCGAAGTCATTTCCTTGAGAATAATCTACTCTAGGAGTAATGCTACATATACCAATTAGATAACATGGTTCTGTAACCTTCACCGTGATATCTCCCCCCTTCTTTCCGACATTAATGCCTCGCCCCGCTAGTGTTCCTAGGGGCTCTCCTTCTGTTGCGCTATTACTTATAACTTCTTGAAATTGGATTTCACTCGACATACCTCCTTGATATTCAGGAATCTCGCTTCTGCTTACGTAGTCGGTTGTATAGACTGTTTCAATCCAATCATTATAAGTACCTCCGCTAATTGCAATTCGGTTTAGCATATTATAAACCTTTTTCGCCAAAATCAGTGTGTCAAGTTCTAATTTCCCGTCTGATACGTCAACTGCTGTGATTGCATTGATTCCATTTTCTCCGTCAATCCATTCGGTATTAATCCAATTGTTAAAAATATCTGATTGATAAGTTTTTACAACTAGTCCTACTTGAGGATTTGCGCTGTAAAATTCTGTTCCTAATTGAATAAGGTCCTTGAGGTACTCTTGAGTAATATTCCCTTTTCCTTCCTCGTATTGAATTAATCCTTCTTGGCTGCCTAGAGATAGTATTTCTTCTCTAGTTTTGTCAATTGATTCTAGCGGATAGCTTTTTAAGGATATTGCTCCTGTAGTTTTGATTGAGGTTACTACAAATATTCGCATATTTGGCTTATCTTCGTACTTTATAGGAATCATCCATGTGTTATTAGCGAATTTGATTTGATTTCCGTTTGCGAGTTGTTTTGCTGTGAATTGTCCTCGCTGTCCTCCTTGTCCTCTGTAGTATCCATTTATGATTACTTCTTCTATATTCCCATCCTGAGGAAATACCGATTTGTCAATTTCTATTACGAAATTTCTTCCTCCTGTTGCAATTAAATAGAAATTGATATCATTTGTGCTACTCATTTCCCATTTTTCAGGACCTGTTTGTAGCATTACTCTTACTCCTGATTCTAGATTGTTTGGATAAGGCAATTCGTATTCTTCCCCGATTCCAATTGTATAGAAATTTTCTTCCTGTTTGTTTGCATAGTAATTTTTAAAAATGTCATAATATGCGATCGCAGGGATAGCGTTGAATTTGTGTACAAAGTCTAATGAATCTGATAATTCGCGACCCTTGTTTCTAAATCCTAGATAAGCTAGCAAACTGCTGCTACTCCATGGCGTCTTAGAACTGTCTTTCCCTAATGTTATGGCGAATTTAGGAAACTTTACTTTAGCCATGTCTAGTCCTACGTTTAACGCATTATTGTGAAGCAATGCGTTGTAAAGTCTGATAGGCACGGTAAATATATCCATTTGAAATTTATAGCTCCCAAATAGAGGTCCCACGGTTGGATGTGTTAAGATATGGCTGTTTGCCTTAATCTTGTATGTAGTACCTGGTGTCGCTAGGATTTTCATGCAGGGAACTAGTGTTCCCGGTGCTTGTGTATTTCTCCAAACGTACGATAGATTGTGGGTACTTCTCTCATAGTCGCGCATTGCGACCTTCATTTTATTGCTGTCGCCTAATGTGTTTTTTCCGATAGTTTTCTTTACCATAGTTTTAATTATTTACTGTTTAACATTTCATTTACTTTTTTTTCTGTGATATGCTCGCTTAATTGTCCTACAATGGTCACTAGCATATCCCAATCAATCATGCTTTCAATGTAATTTTCTGTGGCTTCT